GCCTAGACTTAGATGCGTGGAAAAAAGATTTAAATAACTAAATTCTTTGGAACCTTTATTTTTTCATATATTCCATTTGAATAAGAATATCGAACTCCCGATGTAACTTTAAGGACTTCGTGAGTGCAATGATCTTCTGCGCTATGAATAACTAAATCACCTGGCTCTGGTTTATAAGTAATTGACTGGTTTGGGTATCTAAGTTCTCCACCACCAAAATCGTTTATATAGGCAACAGTACCAAAAATGTTATTATTTTTTAATATAAACTCTTCCCCTTCTTTTAAAAGCAAACTTTGCTTTCTTATATCTAAAAAGGCACCATTGTCCGCATGTAGACCCCAGGTATCTCCTACACTTAATATATTCATGGTGCTAGAATTTGTAATATTATATGGATCTTTTACTATTTGTTTGATTTTATTATATATAATGGTAAGACTTTTAATTTCTTTACTAGTATTTTTAGTATCCAACAAGAATTCTTTCTTTAAATTAATTTCATCATTTATGATTAACAAATCTTTATTAGATAAAAAATTTTTACATACATATATGTCTTCACCAATTTGAGTTAAATTATTTAAATTAAAAGGTATCATATTTACATTATATCATTATTCGCTGTCAAAATTATCAATTTGACACAGACTTTAATTTTTGATATAATAGATAATATGAAACCAACAGCACATATATACGATGTAGACGGAACGCTTGCCAATATAGATCCCTATCTGCATCATGTTCGTGGCTCTAATAGGGACTACGATGCCTTTCATGAGGCTTCTATAGATGCCCTGCCAAATGTAAATGTTTTAGAAATGTTAAATAATTCTGTTAGTGATGGTCATTCTATCCTTGTTGTTACTTCACGTAAAGAGAAATATCGTGGACTTACATCTATGTGGCTTGCTAAAAATAATATTAGATCTCATGGTTTATTTATGAGGGCAGATAACGATAATAGACCAGACTATGAAGCAAAAAAAGATATACTTGATAAAATAACTTTACTATGGAATGTAACTCATGCTGTAGATGACAATCCAAATGTAATAAAACTATGGGAAGATCACAACATTGCTACAACCAAAATAGGAACATGGGATGGGCAAAAGTCTTGATATGTACATTTGAATATGGTATGATTAGTTTATGACCAAAAGAGTTAAGAAAATTTATAAATGCGTTGAATGTGAGACTATGATTACTATTGTAACAAAGGTTCACGAACTACCCGAATCAATTATTTGTCCTTGTGACAAAGTAGCAGAAAGCCAGTGAGTTAATTGAAAAAATCTAATAACAAAGTATCTCAACATAAAATTAATAGAGCAACGAAAAATAAAAAAAGAATAAAGAATAAGCCCTATCTTTCTAAATTTGAAATACAACAAAATAGAATAAGAGAAGAACTCTTACTCCCTGCTTTATCATTAATGGGTAAAAGTTAAATAATCATGACATTTTTAAAAGGTTTTGCCAAAGAATTGTCAGAATCAGAAGTTAGTTTTAAAGAAATACATAGCAATATTTTTATAGTAGAAGATTTTATTCCTCAAGAAACGATAGATGCCTGTCTTGCTATCATAAATAAAACCACAGAATCAGAGTGGAGTTCTTTTTATTTAGAAAATTTAAAAACTTTCTGTATGGAAAAATTTAACAGAGATGATGTTGAAAACCTTGTTGCTGAAGGTAAATTTGAAATTACTGAAAACTGGGCCGATAAAAATCTTTATATTCCAGACTCTTTGATTGCTAAAACAATTATAAAAAGAATAAATGATCTGATAGAAAAAACAGACCAGTCTCTTGCATTGATTGGTTGCCACACTATTCAAAGAATGTATGATGGTGTTGAACTATTTTCTCATACAGATGTACATACAGACCCTTCAATTCAGTATGCAGCGATTTTTTACCTTAATGATAATTATGAAGGTGGACAACTTTTCTTTGAAAACTTAAACATATCTTTAAAACCAAAGGCTGGATCTCTTGTGCTTTTTCCAGGAACGGAAGAATTTAAACATGGCGTAACAGTTGTAAATCCTGGACCTACAAGATACGTTCTTGTTGGATTTATAAAAACAAAAGATTTTTACAATAAAAATAAATTTTAATTATAAAATTAAGAAATGTAAGGAAGTTTTTCTCTTTCAACCATTTCGTCTGGTAATATAACCAGTTGATCATTTTTCTTTAGTGGGTCTAGCCAAGTTTCTTCTATACGAGAAGGGTCTGCTGTTTGAAGTTTATATTCTTCAGTACCATAATTGTTAAAAGTTCCTGGATTTTTAATTGCTTCTAAACAAAAGTTTGAATATGAGTATCTTGATCCAGAAAGGACTGGTTTAACTCCATGAGCATAATCTTCTAATGCGCCATGAATAACTAAATCCCCTGGCTGAACGGGTACAACTATGTCTTGTTTTGGATAAAAAACTTCTCCTCCAGTAAACTCCCCAAAGTAAACACAAACTCCAAATTCTAATAGGCAACATGTTGACCATATGTCTGGTAATGTTAGGTTTTCATGATTTCCTTCACCAGGACTATCCCAATGAGGTTCCATTCCTGCGCCCTCTTTATAATGAAGCATGCTTAACAATGGGTGAACAACATATTGTGGAGCAAGTAGTTCAGAAACCTTTTCCCAAACAGGAAAAACTTCTGGGATAGATTCTGTGACACCGTAGTTTACCACTCCAAATGGGTGTTTTGTAGATTTATCTTCTCGCTCTTTTAATACTTTATTTACAAAATCAACCTCTTCCTTACTAATAAAATTAGGAATGTAATAGAGTTTCTCGTCTAGCCTTTGAAGGTTTGGATGTGATATAGTCATGACTTTATTATAGCACAATTTTTAGACTATACTTCAATATATTCCCGACTTTAGGCCTATGGTATAATTGTAATATGAGGCAATGCACCTGTGGTAGGTCAAAAACCTATCCCTATTGTGACAATACTCACAAAACAAAGGTAAATTCTGAAGATCTCACCCTCTCCTCAACCGACAACAACATAAGAGAAACTATATTATTAAAAATGAAAGAATCAGATAAAACTGGCAAAGTTTTATTTTTAAAAGGTTTTATGAGTCAATCTCCTGAATGGGGTGATTTTGTTGGCTTAATAAATCATCAATATAATAACCCAATAATTGATGAAGTAAGTGAAAATATCTATGATGAATCAAAAAAAGAAGAACATGGGGATCACGGGCCAAAGATTTTGTTAAATAATAACAACAAAAGTACAAACATGTATTCATTAAAAAAATTAGATTTACATGTTTTACGTATAAAGCAAATAAATTTTTCCATACAGACACCTTCTTTTGAACATAGTTGGTACAACATGCCATATCTTGATAATTTTTTATCTATATTCTATAAACAGGATATGCTAAACACTGTAAAGTCTTTAATAAATTTTGCTGGAAATGAATATGTTGGAACTGGTCATTCAGATAGGCAGTCTGTCGTTTCTTGGACATGCGCTGGAGAAGTTGAATATAGAATTTATCATATTAAAAACAGTACAGAAAGAGATTCATTAACTTATGAACAACAAAGAACTTTGACTTATGATTCATACATTATGAAACCTGGAGATGTTATGTATATACCTATTGGTGTTTTTCATAGTGCTGTTGCAAATTTTCCAAGAGCATCTTTAATTTTAGACTATGACGTTTTAAATACACAAGGATAAACATATGCCAACTAGACTTACTTTAAATGGTTTTACTATAAACCCTGTGACACATCTTCCTCATTTAATAAATATTTTTAGAGGACTTACAGAATATAGCATAAAACATAAGTGCGATACAGGATCAGACGGGCCAATACATAAAAACTATTTAGGAAAGCCAATTTTTGGACCTGTAGGAACAAAAATACCAGATATAGATTCTGATAATGCTGGAAGTATTGTTCAAGGTATCCTAGAAAATGGATACTATTCTTGTAGAATTTGGGAAAACTGTTACCCTGCAAAAATTCAATTTGATCTTTTTTTAGAAAATGATTTGCCTGATATTGACCTAATCATAGATCATTTTTCTGCTCCTGCTATTCCTCAAGACGGTCTTGGGCTTTTTGATTATACCTATTCTATAAGTAAAACTAAAGAACATACAACAACATTACAAAAAGATAGAGATAAAGATTCGGCATATGATGTCAATGATTTGATTGCCTTTGATAAAGATGGTGAATGGTCTGTTACTTTAAACAGATTAAAGGCCCCTGAATGTTATTTTTGTAATAAAAAACCTGAACACTGGATATCTCTAAATAAAAGGACTGACAAGAATCATACAGATTGGATTTCTGTTTTGTCTTGTTCAAATCACAAATATTTAGGAAAAACAATAGAAGATGTGTATTCTGGAAATGTTGATCAATATTATTCAAATCTAGATGATAAAATTTACGTTATAAAAGAAATTAAAAATGAAAATAATGAAGTTATGTTTACAGTAAATGTGCTAGAAGAATAAAATAAATTAATGAAGGTTGACATTTATTTGATTATTTGCTATAATTGAACTATGCACCAGTAGCCAAGTTGGTTAAGGCACCGAACTCATAATTCGGCTATCGTAGGTTCAAGTCCTACCTGGTGTACAATTAAGTAATGAGAATATTGAATATTGGTAGCACTTCTGCCTTCCAAGAAAAAGGGGCAAGTTCAATTCTCATCATCCGCTCAAAATATTTAGGAGGAGTATGAAGTTTCATTGGATGCTAAATGGGTCATACTCAACTAGCAATATATTAAAAACAGTTGTTGAAGGTCTTGGCAGTAATAGATACGAGTCAATACTTTTAACATTTCAATTAGATCAAAATGAACCAATGGTTTCAGCAATGTTTTTAACAAACAATTTTCCAAATCAAAGGTTTATGATAGCAGTTAGACCCTACACCATTTCTTCCAGACATTTATCCATGATAGCAAAAACATTTTATGACTACTTTAATAATAAACTAATTATTAATTTTGTTTCTGGAACATATGATAATGAGTATGAACTTTTTACAAATAAAACTTCTACACGTGAAGAACGTAAAGATGAATTATCTGGGTACATCAAATCATTTGTTGAAGATTTAAAGGGTACACTATATTCTGATATTGCGATAAGTGGTGCAAGTGATAAGTTAATCAGTTTATGCTCTGAGTTCTCTGCAATAAACATAGCACTCATTCAAGACTTAGACAAACTAAACAAAGACAATAATATAATGCTTAGAGTATCAATAGGTATTGATGTAGATAAGTCTCAAATGACTACAGATAGAGAATTTAATAACTCTATATGTGGTACAGAAGACTATATTATTAATAAAATAAAAGAACTTGAGGCAATGGGGATAACCGACATATTGATTTCAAATACATATGAAAACATTACAGAAATAGATAAGACAAATGCTTTAGTTGACAGATACAAGTCGCTATAGTATAATTATAATAAGGGTAAGATAAGAAAGTTGGTGCAAATCCAACCTACCCTACTAACAGAAAGAGAAAAAATGAAAACAGTTGGAGATAAGTTAGGTAACTTTGCAGTAACTGGAGTTAAACCTGGAGCATTAACATATGATGATTCATCATTTGAAACTATAACACAAGATTCTTTTCCAGGAAAATGGAAAATAATTATGTTTTATCCAAAAGACTTTACATTTGTATGCCCAACAGAAATTGTTGCATATGATGCTTTAGTTAATGATTTTAATGATCGTGATACAGTCCTTATGACTGGATCAGTTGATAATGAATTTTGTAAGATTGCATGGCGTAATGCTCATGACGATCTTAAGAGAACTAACTCATGGTCATTTGCAGACACAGCACATCAACTGGCTGGAGATCTTGGAGTTCATCACTCATCTGGAGTTGCTTATCGTGCAACCTTTATTGTTGATCCTGACAATACTATTCAGCATGTAACTGTTAATAACCTTGATGTAGGTCGTAATGCAGATGAAGCACTTCGAGTTCTTGATGCCCTGCAAACTGGAGAACTTTGTGCATGCAATAGACCGCTAGGTGGAGACACTTTATAATGACTTGGGTTGAACAATTAAACGAAAACCTTCCCGAATATGCCAAAGATATTAGGCTTAATCTTGATGCTGTAATTAACAGATCTACCATTGATGCTAATGATGCATTGTATATTGCAATTGCAGCAGCATTTGCAACTGGTAATTCAAAACTACTTACATTTTTGGTATCTAATGCAACAGATGAAGTAGAAAAAAATGCTGCACTATCTGCTGGCGCTATTATGGCACAAAATAATACATGGTATCCATATGTAGAAATGGCTGGGGATGCAAACTTAAAAGGCTTACCAGCCCAACTAAGAATGAATGCTATTACTTCTCATGGTGGAACAACTAAGGGTAAGTTTGAAGCCTACTCTTTATCGTCTTCAATCATAGGAAAATGTCATTTCTGTGTTAAAGCACACTATGATACATTAAAACAAGAAGGTTACAGTGTTGATCAATTACGTGATATTGGACGAATTTCTGCAACCATCAATGCATTAGCAAAGATACTTTCAGCATAAAAAAAAGTCCTGGGTATGACTAAAACTGCCTAACAACTAACACATTAACTGTAAAGTGTAGTATAATGGTTTTATGGAATCAAATATCTGTAAAGTTTATGAGCATATTTTTAGTGTAGATAAAGACAGTGTGCTCAAGTGTGAAAAATGTAACAAAACATATATGCAATATATGGATGAGATTGAAGAGCATCTTAAAGGATATAGAAAGTTTTAATTTAAAACTATTTTGCTAATGCGTTTTCTATATCATTACAAATTCTGATGTATGCTAAATCTGCTCTGCCAGCCTTCTCAGAATAATTTAGCAGTGCTCCATTATCATAATTTTTTAATAATTTTCCATCTTTTCCTACCAAATATTTTTCAAAATTACCGCCCAAAGTTCCTCCACCATCTGCAGATGTTGGATCCTTCTTCCAAAGTTCCTCTGACATTTTGCATAAAACATTATAAACTTCATGAGGAGTAACCTTACCATGTTTAGATGGCAATCCTGGGATAAGTTGGTTTTCGCAAGGGTTAGATTCAATTAATTCAGTAAACTTGTATGTGACTCCATAATTTGTTTTTGCAAATTCTCTTGCTGATTCTGCAGTGTCTGTTCCATAAACATGATCTCCATACGTTAAACCAACGCCACAATAATCATTGGTTGGAATAGCAATTACTTCAAAACCTTTATCTTTGTATTTTCTGTATATTGTTTCAATAACTCCATATTGAGGAGCATTACCACAGTCACCAGTAACATTAATAATCAAAGTTACTTTCCCTTTAAAGTTATTTAAAAAATCCTCTTCTTGATCTGCGGACTTAATCTTTACATCATATACAGACATATACATCTCCTTTTGTGTTTCTTAAGCAATTATACCTCCCTTTTTTAATTTATGATATACTATAAAAGGTGGTAAAACTGCTTAATAATACCTTTGTAGTTCAGTGGACAGAACGATGGACTTCTAAGCCATGCGTCGCAAGTTCGATTCTTGCCAGGGGTACTTTACTTTTTAGGATGCTTTACTTCGTATGGTGCAATCTTAGACTTAATACGACCATCTTTATATAATCTAACAATCCAACCGTCTTTGATCTGAACAGGATTAAACGCTGCTGCTTTTTTCTTTGGCATTATATAATTATATCATACCGTTAAGCCTGTTGTGTGTCCTGATCCTGTGGCAGTTAGCACAAACCACTTCACACTTTTCAATCTCTTTCTTTATAGCCCTCCATGAAAAACCATCATGGATCATTCTCGATACATTATATTTCTTGTCTCTTATGTGATCAAAGTCTAAGATTATATGGTTACCAACCCCACAGTCTACACAGCCAGAATCCTCTTTTATCTTAGCAAGCATCTTCTTATACTGCTGCTTGTTATAATTTTCCAACTCTTTTTCAGTCATTGCTATCATTATACCGTGAAAATATTAAGGCCCCACACAGGCAATTCACCTGACTTGCGCCACGGTCTCTATCCAATGGGTAACTATGCCATCGCTAAGGTCCTATGTGGGACAATTAAATTATATCATCATTACATGTATAGGCTACTGTAACAATCTTTTGTGTATACTTTATTTGTAGTAAAACAAAATGTCATGGCATACCTGACTCCACTTGTAACTTCTTCAACATAGTGCATAGACTCATCTCCATGAGATGGAAAAGTTATTGAAACACCTTTTGATGGTTTTATTTTAACAATATTTTTTTGATTTGGAAAGACAATTTGACCACCTTCATATTCATCGTCAAAATAAACTAGCATACCAAGAATATCTTCATCACAACCTTTTTGAATATCAGAATGCAAGCACATACTATCTCCTACATTATATTTCACAATTGCTGATGAGTGAATGTATATATCTTTTTCTAATATTTTTTTTATTTTTTCAGTATAGAGTGAAACAAGAGTAAGGAAATCTAAATCATACTGATCCTGAAATAATGTTGTATACCTATCTCCCTTATTGTTACCTCTATAAAGACCTTCTAATTTTTTAAATATTTGTAAAGCATAAACAATTTCTTCTTCTGTAGTAAAATTATAATATTGTTTTATCATTATCAACCTTATATATTAAATCTGAAGAAGTTCCAAAATATCTAGATGGCAAAACTGACAGTCTGTTAGGGTCAAAGTCATTATTCATGTATATATTATAGCAGTTTCTAGTATGATATAATTAATATATGCATATATCGAGACCATTTAATAATGAAATTGTCGTAGTTGAAAACTTTTTGACTCAAGATGAGGCTGACTACATTCTTGATTTAGCAACAAAAGACATTTCCTTGTGGGATGCCTCAAATGATGGATCTGGACTTACAGAGCAATATGGCAATAGGCTACAAATTGACGAATACAATTTAAGAGATAGGTATCGTGACTACAATTGGTTCTTTAAAATGCTTGAAGAAAGAGCAAAGCCGATATTTTCTAAAGAATATGGTATTTCAGATTTTTCTTTTTTACCAATAACCTCAATTTTTAGAAGAACGGGTCATGGACTGGATGTTCATACTGATGAAGTTGATAAAGATCACCCTCAATATGATGCATCTCTACCAATTATTACTCACGGTTTTGTAGTTTATATTAACAATAACTATAGTGGTGGAGAAATTTTTTATCCAAAAAAAAATATAATTATGAAACCAAAGGCTTTGTCTTTAGTTATGCATCCTGGAAATAAAGAATACGAACATGGAGTTAATGACGTAACGAAAGAAATAAGATATAATCTTGCTTGGTGGACTAGATAACACAAAGAATGAGCAGTTTATAGACCTGCTCAGGTCCCCCAGGTAGCGATCCTGGGCTTATCCGTACTCAGCAATAGGGTTGCTATAAGCAACTGCATGTATCATGACGGAATAATTTATTATACTACTTCTTTTTTACTGCTGTTTTCTTTGCAGGTGCCTTCTTAACTACCTTGGCAGTCTTGAGTGCTACTTCAATTTCCTTAACATCTGGCATCTTGCCAAAAGCCAAGTCGTTAGGATTGGCTGCTCTCAATACAACGGGAACAAGTGCTCCAAGTAGTGAGTATGCTAGTGTCTGTGGATCTGTTACTCCAGAAGCATACATTGCTGTTGCTGCTCCAAGAACTGATCTTCCATATGATGCTAGTGCGTTTTTGATTTGTTGATTCATAATTTTCCTCCTAGGATATTATTTTTGTTAGTACTGTAAAGCCAATCCATAATCCAATAATTCCTGCGACTCCCGCAAAAACTGGTGGTGCTGGTACTGGCAATTTGAATGCAGCAAATACTACGCCACACCCAAAACCTGTTAATGTTGATAACAAAACATCTTTCATTGATAACCTTTTTCAATTAAGTCTTTATAGTGGATTACGCACACATCTATAATGTTAGATTCAGTAGCGTATATTTTTTCTGCTTCAAGTTCACAGCCCAATACATGGCATGAATAAAAAGCATCATATGCCAGATCTTCGTATGACTTGAATTTGATCATGTTTCTATTTTACCATAGTCCTCTGGTAGAATGCTTTTAATTACTTTATACCCTTCAATTATGGACAGCCTTTGCTGCTCAATCAATATTGGAGAGGCATATTTTTCTAAATAATCAATCACTGGTCCAACATCATTGATAAAACTATTAATCTTTTCCTGTGTAGTTTCAATATAAGTATAAGCCCAGTCACGAGAATCTGAAATAAATTTTAAAAAATCCTCATTAAATTTTTCTTTATCTGTTTTTGCCTGTGCTTCTTGTGCTTCTTGGAGCATAAAGAATTCAAGAGTTTGAGCAAGTATTTGTATATTTTTTTTCTTTTGAATATAAAAAAGAAAAGCAAATGTTGTTGATAAGACTGATAATATAACTAAGGCTACCGTTTCAATCATAATTCCTTTCCACCCTCTCGAACAAGAAGAACAATTGCACCATTATCTTCTAATGCTTTTTTAACACGAACCATATACTCAATTGCCTGTCTTTTTAATTCCACCGTTTCTAATGACATGAAGTCTTTTTCTTTTGCTTTTACTGTTATAAAATGATCATTATCTATAATCTGTAAAGAAAAATTATTTGGGCAGTAAAGTTGAACAGACCTAAAGGCTCTTTTCATTGCATCTGTGTACATACTACTCCATTGTTAATGATTGCCAAGTCATTCCCCAATCGTCTTTGTTTTTGTGGCTGGCAAACTCTTTTGATATTTCACCATTCTCTAAAAATACTCCACCCCAAACACCCCACTCTTTGCCTGAAATCCCAACAGAAAAACAATCTTTTCTTACTGGACACGAAGAACAAAGTGCATCTATTGCTGGCCTTAACGACTCACTTTCTTCATACTTTTCAAAGAATAAATTTGTATCATAGTCTAAGCAAGAAGCATTATCTTTCCATTTAAATTTATTCATTTAGATCACATACTTGTCAGGGATTTCCCATCCTTGATTAGAAGGAATAAATTCTTTTTTCATTTGCCATTTATTATTTTTGTATACTCCAAATTTTGAGTAGTAGGCTTTCTCTGAAGGAAATGTCTCAACTACTGTCCATCCGTTCCAGGATAGTTGTCTGTGCTTATTCACTATTGATTCCATAGTGGATAAAGAGTTAACTATTTTCATTATCTTTCCATTCTGTTGATGTGCTAGAGCACGAGTGTCACATAATAAAGTCTATCAGTTATAACAACTTATGTCAAGGCTGATTAGAAATTATATACGTTTGTATTTATATTATTTAATTTTGATACATGAACAATCTTTGATACTGGCTCTTTTGGATTAGACAAAAAAGCAAAATGATCAACTTGTAATATATTTTCTTGCATCCATTCAGGAGTAACCTTAATAAACTTAATAGACTTTCCTCTTGACTTCATTCCTTTTTCTGATAAGTTTGAAAACTCCATTGCCATCATGCTAATATTGTTTGGTCCTGCAGAGTATACATGAAAAACCTTATCCTCTTCTTTTAACTCAGAAAGGGCAACGGCCATTGATCTAAGGAAGACATTGTAGTTATCAAAACTACTTGTTCCCTGAACCCCTACTATCATCGTTAATCCCTTCTCGTAATTTGTCCATTATGAACAACATCTTATCTAATTGTACCTTATCCATACTGATTGTGTCAACTTGCTCTGCAGACTCTTTATCAATAAGTTCATTAACAAGTGGGGCTTTATAAAATATATTATCTTTAATCCAATAGGCATTATTTTCAACAATAATAACCCTTATGTTGGTTTTATCATGATGAACTTTTGACTGAGATCTAACATTTAATTTTCTTGAATTTTTTTTGCGATTGCTATACCGATATTGAAGCATTGATTGGCTAACAATAATAGGCTTATTATTTCTTTCTCTATTCCTTAGTACATATACATAAAAAAGCAGCACAAGAGTCACTACTGTCCCGATAGCACCATATAAGTTATTCATTAATACTCCCAGATATCAAGTATATCAGTTTTTATTAAAAAGAACCTTGATTATTTCTTCTATGATTACTCTTTCATCACTTGGTAAAGATTTTATAGCCATGGCATCAAAAGACTTTGGTCCTAATTTTACTAAAGGATCTTTATTTGTTACGTCCATGTTAAGAAAACCCTTTTCCCAAAGTTTTAAAGTTATATCTGAAAAGTATATTGATAGTTCATCGCTAAGTTGAGCATCTATTTCCTTAAGCCTTTCTGTAGGCTTGTATAGTGACTCACCAGTTTCAGAATCTTTTCCTGCAAACTCTAGGCCTCCATTTAAAATTAGATTATCGACAATGTCAAATTCATCCATTAGTCCACCCAGTTTGAAATTTAACTCTATTCTCCCAAAACCCAGGAACAATATATTTTTCTCCAGATAGTATGGTGTTTGATTGATGGAAATATGGTTTTCTTGATGGGAAAACAACAATGCTTCCTGGAGTTGGTTTTACAACAATGTCATGATCTGGTAATTCTATCTCTCCGCCTGTATAATCGTCATTTAAATATAAGACCACAGACACAGTTTTGCCTTCATCATCGTCATGGGTATCCGTATGTTTGCCCATCATGCTACCAACAAAATACTTACTAATAGATAGTGGGCAGAGCATTCCAATATCTAGCCCTGGATGCATAGACTCATAGTCTTTTGATACAGCAATAATTGAATCTGTAATTTCTTTTTCAATTTCTCGACACTCACTGTATGCTGGATGGGCTTTATTAAATAAATGCTCACGAATCATTTTTTGTTTTCCAAATGCATAATCTGACTGATAGGCTGTCCAATCAGCCCACTTGCTTACTCCAGTATCTTCTCCCAGTAGATGATCAGTGGCTTCTATTTTTTCAAGAAGTTCTTTAGGGTTTTCAATAACATTTTCATAATAATAAACATGCTTTTCTAAAATATTTCTTTTCATTTTCCAGACTTCTTTCTTGCCTTAGCCAGTGCTACAAAATCTTTAACCTTAGTATCTCCAAGATATCCCCATGCATAACCATCATTGATCATCATGTCATTAAGAGATACTGTGTCTCCATTAATATATACCCAGCCTAAAATGCGACCATACTTTTCAGATGAGTCCATCTTTTCAGTCTTAATTACAACAGACTTAGCGTCCTTTAGAGACTTCTTTAGGTACTCTTTGGCTTCAAGACCAAGAGCCTTTTCTGCAAGATCCTTTGTGCGAGACTCTGGGGTATCAATACCAGCCAGTCTAACACGAGATGCAAACAGGATATCAAACCCTAAATCAATAAGAACGTCTATGGTATCTCCATCTACGACATTCTCTACTTTTCTTACATAGTATTCATACATTATTTTCTCCCCCATTGTATATAGTTCCATCCACGCTCATGTGCGTAGTAGATAAATACTTTAACTACCGTTTCCCAAAATGCAATTGTCACAGAGAGAGAAGCGTTTTTTGTAATAACATAGGCAACAGCAACAGAGGAAAGAGTTCCCCATATGCGATAACTTAATGCCTTTGCAAAAGACCTGGCCTTAGTTACTGTCATCTTTATCTTTCTTTTTAAACATTGCTGCTACCATTCTGTCTTCGGCATCATTCATTGCTTGTCCTGACTGTTCTAATTTTTTAAAGACCCAACTGCTTGCGTTTTTCAGTAGCCGAAATAGCATGAATGTCTGCCCCCAAATCTACTTGCTCAATCTTATACCCTACATCACGACCATAGACAATGTTGGTAATGTTAGGTAATCTTAATACTAATGCCCCGTCCATAAATTCATCTTTAGCAATATACTCTTTTACTTGATCAAACTTAAGAGGGTCTTTTTCGCTTGTGTTGTAGGTATTACGGACTCCAAGAAGTACTTGGTCAGTTCTCTTGCCAGCCTCCTTGTAGAGTGCGTGGTGGCCTTCGTGCCATGGCTGGTACCTACCCAGCATAAGAGTTGTAGGTGCAGACCAATCATGTAGGCCAAACTTATTAATAATGTAAGATGCCTTTGCTTCTGCATCTAATGTGTGACTAATGAATGTTATGGCATACTGGGTTGGTCGCTCAAACATTTTATTGGTGTCTTCAAATCTACCCTCAGAAATAGTATCCATAAATATTAATATGTCTGGTTTGCCAAATGCTGCACGAGTTAATTCAGTGGGGCACACAAAATCAACAATGACTGGAGCAACACCCTGCTTGGCAATAAGTCTTGCCATTTCACCCATGCGACGAGCCTGCTCAAGTCTATCTTCTGGTGCAAATCCTAAATCTGAATTTACAGTTGCACGAACCTCATCTGCATTAAGATGAATAGCGTTAATTCTTTCTTTGAGTTCTTTGGCTAACTCTGTCTTTCCTGAACCTGGAAGACCTATAATCTGAATAATCATTTTTATTCCTTAACTAGTTTTTCTCGCTCATCAACAATAGTTAATGCAAAAGACATCATTTTCTTATAACCTTCTGCATTATCCATTATCTTATTATAATGGTGACCACAAAATATCAAGTTACCAGAAATACCATTTACCTGAACTAAAGCCTCAGCAGAGCAAACATCACACCTATCTAGTGGAGATAGTGTCCATTTCCTTGATTCTACTTCTTCATCAATCATTGTATTCATAGTATACTGCCTATTTCTTTCTGTTATCGGTGGAATAAAATCCACTACCGTTGAAAACTGCTCCTACATTAGAGTATACACGAACTAAAGAAAAATTGCAAGTATCACATTTATATCCAGGGTCGTCTTCTTTAATAGAACGATCTTTGATGTATCGTTTTGCACATGGCATGCAGTCATATTCGTACAGTGCCATATACTACTTTTTCTTTTTTGCTTTTACTGTCCAGATTGGTGCATTAAGTAAATCTCCGCCCCACTCATAACCAAGCGCTTTTACAACAAACCTAATTATTTTGATTCTCATTATTTATCCTTTCAGTTAAAAATAATATAATATTAACTCTGTTTCCACCAGACACTACCTCTACTTCATGTTCTAGTTCTTGTGTTCCAGAAAATGTTAAAAATGTTCCTGGCGCTGGTTTTAATTTTATTTCTAGTTGAGGAAAACTTATTAATCCACCCTCGTAAGAATCAGATAGATACAATAGTGCTGAATAGTCATTTGCATATTCTTCAGAGTAGTTGTCCAGATGCAAAGAATTTGAACCGCCCTCTTGCATATGACTATAAAAATAAGACTTTAAGACAAGATTTTTTTTAAAAATTAATGAAGCAGTTTTTTCAATATTCGTACATATGGATGTAAAGAAATCAATTCCAACATTGTAATCTAGATCGTCTGTCCTATCTTTTATTTTATTTAAAGATGATGTTAGGTGTGCTTTACTGTTTGCAGACCCTCCAGGACCACCAAGAATTCCAGGTTTTCCAATATTTTCTAAATTTTCTAAATTTTTTGAAAACTCTTTAATAATAAATTCACAAGTTTCTGGAAATATAAAATTCTCTACTATAAAAAGTTTGCCATCTATATCTTTAACAAGTTTGTATATTTCAGAGTCCGATTCATTTGGATCCTTTGCCCACATGTCAATGTTCACTTATTTAAACCTTTTTACCAAATTTAGCCCAGGCTCTTTCATGCAAGAAATAGCCAATCATCTCGCATAGAGTATAAACTATTGCAAAGGCACCAGCGTATTCCCAGTGGGCTTCGCCAGTAATAACCTTTTCAAAGAAATAGACTAAAGTGCCAACAAATCCAATATGAACCGCTGGCCAAGTAAAAGTTTTATACAGGCTTCTCTTGTTTGACTCAATCATGATGATACCTTTGACTTTGATCCGCCAGAAGATTTCTTTGCAGCAGGCTTTGCAGCCTTATTTGTTGCAATTGTTGACGTAGATTCTGCAATTTTATTTAGTAGTTGAGCATTTTCTTCACCAGTATAAACTGGACGACCCCAACCAACAACAGCATTAACTAACTTTTTCTTGTTATTTTTTACATAACCACGAGTCTTCTCAACACACATTCCTCCGTTGCGTTGGTCTCCCTTTGCAGTTCCTGATGTATTTCCTTCAATAACTTGAATTGTTCCATCTCCATTGTTTTTGATACAAATGCCAACATGTGAAATACGATTTACACCATCTTCTGGGAAATCAAAATAGATCCAATCTCCTGCTTGTGGATCATCATTACGAGCATCTGACCAACGCTCAGCCTTCTTAAACCAATCTGATGCTGCTACTGTTGATGCAGACTTGGGGAATGATTTAACTCCCGCTGTAAATGCTGACCAAGAAACAAATGATTGGCACCATGGCTGGAAGTTAACCTTAATCCATGCACCGTACTTTGTTTCGTTGTCTTTTGGGCCTTCAATTGTACCCACTTCTTTCTTTGCAACCTCAATGATTGCTTCTACTGATCCTTTTGCTGCCATGACTTAACCCTTTCTACTTTTTCTTTTTTGTAGTAATTTTTTTAATAATTTTTGCAATTGGCTTATTCCATTTTTTTGCTTCTAAAATTGCCTCTTGTCTATCATCTGGAGCATTAACAACAACTGGCTCTGCTTTAACTTCTTTTGCTGCAGCATCTTTCCAAGCCTTGGCTCTTAAGACTGCCTCTTGTCTATCATCTGATGGATCTATTGTATTTGTCATAATAAACCTCCTAAGTTTATATTTAATTATACCATAATAGGGTTATAGGATATCTGACACTCTAAGCCTTAACTATTGAGTGTAATCATTGAGTATTCTGCAAAATTGCTATAAAAACGATTTAGGTCTATTCCAAGAATAGATTTTAAAGAAATTTCAAATGTGTCTGGGGTAGAGTAATAGTGCGCTATAAAACTATTTACTTTCTCAGCATCGTTGTAATAATATAAAGATTCAACCGCAAGCATTCCTACACTGTACCCAGCCGAAAGACCTGTACAGTATGAAAAATCACTTGTTAATTTAATAAAATTATTGATCCAATCCTCTTTTGAATACTGCTTATAGTTAGGAAATATTCTTGCAATATCGTGAGGCAACATCATACTTCTTTCTTTTGAGTTATCAAATGATTTGGAAGCAAAAGCAAACCCTAAAGCATGGGCCTGTCCTTCAATAATCCAGCAATTTGGATAACCTTTTTGATCAATCTGTAATTGGAACTGATACAAGTGAGTTGCTTCATGATACCAAACCATCTCTTCTAATCCATTTGGGGAAGTAGAAGAACCTATCATTGTATAAAGACTTATGTGAGGCATCCCTCCAGGACTGTAAGCACAAAGTGCTGTAACACTTATTCTGCAAGATGAATTGTTCCACCAATTATCATTGTGTGCTGAACCATCTAATTTTCTAGAAGTTTGAAGCCACCAATCTTTATCAGTTTCACTCATAAACACTAAGTTTATTTTTTTATTTGTTGGACTATTAAATGTTGCCAGTGCTGTCTTGTATGAATTTACAATTTTTTCTACTCTATTTTTATCAACTGATGGACTTTGTATAATTGTAAAATTTATTTCATTAATATCTTTTTTAATTTTAAAAGAATCTACTATTTTAATTTGAAGTTTTTCAATTTGTGATAATGGTTTGAATGTAGGTGTTGGAGTAGGTGTTGGCGTGGGAGTCGGAGTTGGAGTAGGTGTTGGAGTAGGTGTTGGCGTGGGTGTTGGTGTTGGTGTTGGCTTAACAACAGGTGATTTTTTTACAGCCCATCTATAAACTTTTCCATTTTTTAAACATATTGTATTGTTTTTAACTTTATTTAAGTTAGACTTAGAGCATGACTTATTAGTAAACTCATACTCTTGAATATTTTTTTGAATAGGCTTTACTTCAACTGGTACTTGGGTTGGTGCAAGCAAAGACGCAACTGTTACTGCAGATACACAAACTATACACATTTAAATTACTGCTCCTTTATTTTAAATACTACCTGGCAAGGATCTCCGCCATCTTCCCACTCTTGTTGCTCTTCTTCACTCATATATGGATCGCCATCATGAGTATTACAGAAAGGTTCTGTTATCCATCCCCGTTCAATTCCATTGTTTAGCCAGATTTCAAACTCATCATAATCTAACTCATTTTCTTGAATACCCTTTAGAATCTCTTCAAATTCTTCGCTCATATATAAAGTATATCTCTAAATACTGACAATGTCAACTGGACCCATACATGATGGGTTAAATTTAATAGCAGCATTTACTGCTTGAATCACTCTATTTCTTGCATTTTTTTGTTTATCTGTTGCATATAAAACCCCGTAAGCATACTCTGCTCCTGAACCCATAGCAAGGTATGGCAGTGTGTACTTAGATAAAGACATGTCAGCGGAACTGTGCTCATAGATTTGACCACGAACTGAAATGATTAAACCAAGGTCTCCATCTTTAGATGTGTCTACCCAAAACTCATTATAAAATTCTTTTAGTTCTTTAACAAACTTTGTTTGCATAAATCTATCTGTGTCTTTAATGTTAGGAGCAGTTGGTTTAAAGTTATAGCGGATTCTTTCTCCGTCCATTGCTCCAGCATATCCAATTAGGTATGGGCCTATCTTCCAAACCTTTGGTGCTTCAAGTGCTAGAATGGTACCATCATCTGATGCTCCACGATCTCCTGCCATATAAATTTTATCTTCATGGCGAACAACAGCAATACAAGTCATGGCAAAAGCCCTCTCCAGATAGGTGATACTCAAGTATACCATTGCCCAGAGAGGGCTGTCAACTACCGTCAATAATGACTAATTAGCCTTTTTGTCTACAGACTTAAAGGCATCATTTATTTCTGCTAATGATAGCCTTCCATCGTCCAAAAAAGCCCTTGCCAGTCTTTCAATAACTGTTGCTACTCCTAAGAGTCCTGCAAGCATAACTGCCTGAACTGTGTCAATTCCTACTACGGCTCCCGCTCCCAAGACTGATAGTCCTGATGCTGCAAATACCGCAAGAATTCTCATTAGAATATTTGTTATTGCTTTCTGTGGGTGCTCCTGCTTTGGGGGTTCTACTATTTTTTTAGTTGCCATTTTATTTCTCCTTCCTTAGCGGGATTGTGATTAACCAGATAACTGTTGTTGCCATTACAGCAATACCAACAATGTCTCTTGCTGATCCCGTCAAAGTTAGCCATGCGATAAAGAAGCCCAGGAGGGTGAATGCTTGTGCAATTAATTCCATACCTGCGTCTTTAAACCATTTAGTTAATCCCTTTAGCATTTTGCCTACCAGGTTTGTGGCCTTATTGATTATTTTCATTTGTTCCTCCTTATCATTGCCCCTGCAATTTGTGATACGATGATCACTGGGACAATTACTTCTTGCGCTTTTTCTCTCTGGTCGTCTGTCATATCCATACCTAATTCAGAGAAATTAGATAGGAGTTCTACTGGGTCCACCGCAAATACCGCTCCAAGTGGGTCTGCTAAGAATGCTTCTGTTTGTACTTCTGTTACTGCATCTGCTAATGTAAATGGCATTGGAGTTTCTCCTGCCTCCGCCTCTCTATCTGTAAACTCAACGAATGCTTCTGCCAGTGCTGGGTTAGACTTCATCTGCTCAGCAATTTGTGCAACCTCTGAAGGCTTAATGCCAAGGTCTTCTGCAACCTCATCCTTTGCTTCTTGAGTCAAGGCTCTAAGTGTTTGGCTAACTGCTGTTACTTGTTCAGGGGAAAGAGTAACTAACTTATTATCACTGCTTGTAAGGTTAGCAATAACATTAGATAGATCTTCTTCTGTTCCAGTTCCTTTTTCAGGAACAAGGGCTGCTAATACCTCATCTTCAATTACTACATCTGGTTCAGTCCAAGGGTTCTCTTCTGGCTTTGGCTCTGGGCCAGGTTCTGGTGAAGGTTCTGGAGCAGGCTCTTCAGTTGTTTCTGTAGTTGGTTCTGGAGAAGGCTCAGGTGTTGGTGGTTCCTCTGGGGTAGGCTCAGGTGTAGGCTCCTCTGTAGGGTCCACTGTAGGCTCTGGAGAAGGCTCTGGCGTAGGAGGCTCTTCTGCCGTAGGCTCAGGACTTGGTTCTGGAGTTGATGGTTCCTCAGCAGTAGGTTCTGGACTTGGCTCAGGAGTAGGTGGCTCTTCAGCAGTTGGTTCAGGACTTGGCTCTGGGGTGGGTTGATTTGCTGCAGCGTTGGCTGCTGCTTGGGCAATAGCAGATTGAATTTCTCTTTGTAGTTGCTCGTCATAGCAACGCCATGCATCATCAATTGCACTATTAACATTATTAATTGCTTGATCGTATGCACTAATAGCATTATTTTTATTTTGTAATGCCGTTACAACATTTAAACTTGCATTCTCAGCCTCAGTTGTTTTATTAGTTAAGGTTTGATTGTAAGCATTTAATGTTGAAACTGCTTGGTTGTAAATATTTAATTTATCATTATATACAGCCTGTGCTGAGGCAACCGCCGTACTTGATTCTTGGCTTGGAACACTTCCTATAATAGTTTTTATAATTACATTATCAATAATGTACCAGTCATTGTTGTCTGCCCAAAAATATATCTCATGAATTTGTTTACCAGGAAGCGCATCTAAAACCTCTTGATGGACAAATCCTGGATAATCTGAATTAACATTGTTTTGAATTGTAAAATTATATGTTGTTCCATCTGTATGCCTGACCATAGCAGTGGCATCTCCATTTTTTGCATAAACGGAAAATTTAACCTGAGTAACTGCTCCCTCACTCCAATTGGCAACACGAAAAGCAAGTGTTTGACTTGGGGCTTGAAGATGCAACGCTGGTGGGTTTGTATAATCATTACTTGGAACCTGGTCGCTTCCATAAAAATATCCACCATTATTTGTTGAAGTTATTGCAACCTCAGTGCCAACAGAGTTTCCATTTGAGTCTATTGATCCAACTATAAATATACTAAGAGCACCTGCTGGCCAATTTTGTCTACCATTATTTATACTATTATTATTAAAATCTTCTGTTGTGATATCAGTCATTGAGCCAGACTGGGTTGAAAGGTTTATATTGGCTATATCAAGAGCATCTTGTGCATCATTCTTATCTTCTAATGCAGTTGCCACTACTACTGTTTGTTCGTCTACGGCTGTTTGGGCTGATGCTTTTTCTTCTCCCGCCGTGGCTTTTAAGACAAGAGATGCATCATATGTGGTAGAGGTTTGGGTCTGGGTTTCTTTTGCAGATACTGCAAGGGCATACTTATCTTCTGCCTCTTCAATTAAAAATATGAACTCATCCTTGTAGCCAAGGTCGTCAATGCTATCGTTAAGGTCTTGTATTTCTTGGGCTGCTACTGTGAGGGGATCATCAGAGTGGGCACCTTCTGGGGAAATAAGAAGCCAGCCAAATGCTAATAATGTGGCTGCTGCTATTCGTATTAGTTTTTTGATTACCTTCCCCCTAGGACAGACAATGTCTGTTAGGGTTATTATACCATTTTATTACTGCATTTTAAAGTTATAGGTCTTTCCCAGTCACTTATATCATTCTGTTTGTTTAAAAAGTGTACTATATATTGAATTTGCCATATGCATTTGTTGGTGAAATGCCCAATGACCAGGATGCCAATACTCATAGTCTGCTGCGTACTCAAAAAATTTATTATCTGAAAACTCTAAGTGACAATTATTTTCTGGCGAACTAGTCTCAAAATATGTATCTGTAAAATCTTTAAATGAGTATTGCTCTAAAGACGAATCGTTCCAGTAGGTCCACAATAATATTATATTATTTGATTTGCAATACTGAATAAACATTTTTAAAAATAACATATTATAAAAAATTGCAAATTCTTCTGGCAAAATATTTTCTACTATATGTGGTTCTTTAGAAAATTTTTCAAGTAATTTGTTAGATAGCATGGCTTTGCCTATATTTTCTCTAGACTTTACACGTTCATGATTACCTTCATTTTTTACTCTAAGGTTTATCAAAGGAACTTCCAGCCTTGTTATTGGAAATACTGCAAATATATATTTTGGATGATAAAATTCTTTAAAAAACTGAAATGCTTTAACTATTTGTGCTTGTATTCCTTCTCCTCCTTTTGCTAAATTAATATAATCCTTATTCATTTTTTGTGATATTAGATAAGGCCATGTAAGTTCTATAGGCATTCCATGTCCCTCTGTTTGAGAACATCCCAAAGTTAAAATTTCTTGATTGCTAAACTCATTGCACCTATATCCTTGAGAGTTTAGTTTATATTCAATAAAAACAGAGTCTGCTTCTGTTTTAGGCATAGCATGCTGACTCATTTCTTCTAAAGACCTATTTACAAAAATATCTGGAATTGTTTTTAAGTTTGATTTTTTATTAATCATCAAACTATCTTATCACTAAATTGTTATAAGTTTTTTGCCATTTTTCTATATCATTTTCATCATTTAGTAGTGGCTGTCCTTTAATATTAAGGCTTGTATTTAATAGTATTGGAACACCAGTTTCAATATAAAACTTATTAAGAACTCTCCATAACCCACGATGTTGATCTTTATTTACAGTTTGAACTCTTGAGGTTCCATCAGCATGAACTACAGATGGTATTTTATCTGGCTGAAGACACTTAACTGTATATTGCATATAAGGGCTTGCAAAATCCATATCAAACCACTTAGACGCACACTCTTCCATAACTACTGGAGCAAATGGTCTAAACAACTCTCTTTGTTTAATTAAATTAACTTTATCTTTTATATTTGGATCTCTTGGGTCAGCAAGAATGCTTCGATTGCCCAATGCTCTTGGACCGTATTCTGCTCTGCCTGTTGCTACTGCTACGATTCCATCTTTTAATATACCGTCCACAATTTGCTGAACAGGATACTCTCCTCCAAGATCATAGCCAAGATACGGAGTCTTCCAGTCAAGGTGCTTTCCGTACAAGGCTGCTGCTGCACCTAAAGAACTACCAGCATCTCCTGGGTTAGGCATGATCCAAATCATATCAAAAATATTCCATAGCAATGTATTTGCTGAAGAGTTAAGGGCACAACCACCCATAAATACTAAGTTCTTTTTACCAGTAAGGGACTTTGCCATACGCATAAACTGATTTAATCTTTGCTCATACACTACTTGTACTGCTGCAGCAATATCAAACCTATCTTGCTCTGTAATTATCATTCCCCAGTCATTAATTCCTTTATGAAAATTATATTTTTGTTTATCGTATGAAGGAAAATATTCATCAACCTCTTTGTAGTAACGCTTCCAGTCACCATAGGCAGCCATTCCCATCATAATGTATTCTTCTTGGTTTGGCATAAGTCCAATAAGTTGTGTAAAAGCAGAATAAAATAGTCCAAAACTAACTGGATAGTTTTGCTTATACTTAAGTTTAATCTTGTCGCCCTCACCAACCCAAATAGTTGAAGTGTTATATTCTCCTATTGCATCTAATACAACAATTACAGCATCGTTAAATGCGCTTGTGTAGTATCCTGCTGCTGCATGAGAGTAGTGATGCTTAAAGTAGTGTACTGGAACATCTAAAGGAATGTTTGGCTTCCAGTCTGCTGCGCCACCCTTTAACATTATTCTAGATCTTTTAAGCCAAGGCTTCTCATAGTAAGCAATGTAGTCTGGTGTTCCATAGTTTAATGCATCTAAGATAATATCTTTGTTGTTATACCAATCATTCTTTTGTTTACTATATCTTTCTGCATGTCCCGCAAAAAGTATTTCTCCATCTTTAATTAAAGATACAGATGCGTCGTGGGAAGTTTCGTTAATTCCTAAAATTATCATTTATTCATTTCCTGATAAAATCCTTCTGCAATATGAATATGTTTATGAACTCCTGGGTGTGCCTGGTCAAGTCCATCTTCAACATCACCACCAATATGAAAACAGTGTTTAAAATAATTTTCATATTCTTTATGACAGTCTTCATCAAATTCTTTATTTTCTAATTCATTTATATTATTTAAATAATGACCAATAACTAAATCTTTATTAAAAACAACATCACTAAATATATTTTCTTTATCATTAGTTAAAGCATTTACTGTATCAACATGCCAAGATGACCAGATAAGTTTTATATTGTTTGATCTGCAGTATTGCTCTAATAAGTGTATTGCTTGCATAGAAAAAAATAGCGGAACCTCTAATGGCAATATCTCTCTATAAGTATAAGGTCTTTTAATATATTTATTTCTTTGTGAAATTGGTTCTGGATGAACATCAAGTTGTATATCTCCAAAAGTTAAATCAGGGATAGATAGATTATTCTTACTATCTTCTTTATTAAGTCTAAACTCTTTAGTTATATTTTTTTTAATTGGTAGACGTAATCTAAAAGGATCTGGAAACAAACATAACATAATTTCTGGGTTACCAAATATTTTAAAATATTCAAATGATTTAGCCACTAAGTCATTTATGGACCCTCCAGGAAATGATAGGTTTCGAATTTCTTTATTAATTCTTTCACCTAAAATATTTGTCCATCTTCCATCTACAGGAACTCCATAGCCCCAGGTATTTGAACAACCAACTGCAAGTATTTCTGCTTTTTCAATCCAGTCAACATCTCTATATCCAAAATTATTTATAGAATATTCTGTTTTTGGATCTACCAAGATATTGTCTATCCTGTTTTGTCCAAATCTCGTTGTGTTTATATTTATATATCTTGTAAGAGTATTTTTTAAAAGTAGATTTCTATATCTTTTACTAGCCATTGAATAGTCTTCATCGGTTTCATAACCATCAATCATTGCCAATAGAGGGTTCATTAGTATATGAACCTATTCTTATTTTTATTTTTCTTAAAAATATTTTTTATTTTAAATATAACTTTATACACAAAATATTTTATTGCCATATTATAATTATATCATATACAATTTTTATATTATTTTATTCCACAAAAAGGGGGACTAGCGTTAAGCCAATCCCCCCAATTGTTGGACTAATTACTTAATGTAAGTAACCTTTGCCTTTGGATTCTTTGCATTCCACTTCTTTGCAAGTGCATTGAAAGCAGTCTTAATTGCCTTAAGTGCAGCAGCATTATCTGCTGTTAACTTAGCAATTGTTGCATCCTTAGCAAGAACAACTGCATCTGAAGCAGTCTTTGCATCAAGTGCAGCCTTATCTGAAACAGCCTTTGCATCAGCAAGTGCCTTTACAGAAGCAGCCTTCTCTGCTGCAAGAGCAGCATCTGAAGCAGCCTTAGCAGCAACAGCATCTGAAGCAGCCTTTACGACTGCAGCATCTGAAATTGCCTTAGCAGCAAGTGCAGCATCCTTAGCAGACTTTTCGGCAGCAAGTTCTGATACTAGATCACGAACTGTAATTTCTGCAAAAGGTGCTAGTGTGCGAGCAGTTAAACCAACTACATCAGCAGTTGTTGCTTCGCCAGCAGTTGTTGGAGCAAACATGATTAGTGCTCGTGTACCAGTTGTTGGAAGCGTTGCAGTAAACTTTGCAACTCCAAAATCTGAAAGTGTAATACCAGTTGTTGCTGTTGCTGAAGCAAGTGTTGCTGTTGCAGCAAATACTGTTGCAGTAATTGACGTACCAGTAGTTGGTGCAGACACCTTGTTGCCAAATACGTCTGTTGCTGTAACTAAAATATCTTGCTTTGTTCCAGCAGCACCAGATACTGGAGCAGAAACTGTTAGGTTATTAATTAAACCAGCAGTACCCTGTACGTAGTAAGTAAGAGTTGTTCCACCGTTGGTGATTACAACTGTACCAATTGCTGTTGTCTTTGTGTAGACATAAAAAGTTGCTGTTGTTCCTGTACCAGTTGCAACTGTCAAAGATGAAGATCCTGATGTTGCTCCTACTGGTGCAGCAGTTGTGTGTAGTGCAGACACGATTGTTGCATTTGTTGCTACTACAGAAACTACTGTTCCTGTGTCAACTGTTGCGACAAACTTTAGTGCGTCAGCAACGTCAATTGTGTTGTCTGCAGGTACTGGCAATGAAGCAGGCGTAGCAATTGCTGAAGCAGATGACTTATCTGTGTTACTTGCTCCAAGAGTTACTGCGACTGTCATTACAGCAGCGTTTGCAGGCGTTGCCACGATTGTGCCCAGAGTCATGGCTGCAACCATGGCTAGGGCGATTTTCTTAAATGAGTTCATTTAATGTATTCCTTTTCTATTTATAGTGTTTTTAGTCCATCCAAATAATCTTCGATGTCTTTTATTTGGCTAGGTTTATATTGTATCACATTGCGACTATCCAGGTCAAATTGCTCTTCTGGAGTCTTTGGTCTGTCTTTAAAGGTGTGAACCTCTACTTCAGTGTCTATATTTTTTGGAGTATGTGATATTGCCCCAAATATTGCTCCACACACAGCATCAGCCAAGTCCTTTGACTTTTTGCGGGGGTGGTCAACTCTGTCATTTTTCATAATCTTTAATTGTGTTAGTTCATCAAATAATAAATCAATTGCAGGCATAGCAAGTCTTTCCTCGTATACAAGCATAGCCATATCTTCATAATGTTTTTTAGCAACAGAAACAGTATCAGTATTCATTCCTACTTGCTTTAGTTCATTTTGAATATCAAATGATTGCCAACGGTCAAAGGAAACCATTCCAATATCAAACCCTATTCTTCTAAGGTTCTGAATCCATTGTTTAACTTCTGAAAGATTAACTGGGCCTTCAATCTTTGGTTCCCACCATGCTACTGCATCTACTACTACAATTGGTGCTACTTGTTCATAGTTATTAATGACTTGTATGTTTACCCATTTTTCTACATGTGCAATAGCAACAGCACACTTATCGTGCTTCTGGGCAAGGTCAGCGTGTACATAATATTTCTTAGTTGGATCTGGTTTAAATGCTTCATCAAACCTTCTAAAGTTATCTACAGGGTTTCTAAGTGTCATACAAGATCTAACCTTTTCGTGCTGCTTAAAGAATGCATCAGAAGCAAAAGTTGGTACGCATGTAAAGCGCATCATTGCATCTCCAAGGTCAGTCATAAAAGCAATCTTAAAATCATCAATCTGTCTTGTTGGGTTTACTTCCCATGTAGGTCTTTTTAGTGCAAAGACTCCTGGGTATTTGTATGAGATGATGTGGTCTTCATCCCAGGAAATTTCAAACTTATTGTTTGGGTCTGTATCAGGTAGCAGTGGATTAATAATAAACTCGTGTGTTCTTTCAATTACTTCTTTCTCAGCAACAACTGCGTCGTATTTCTCTGAGATATAGTCTCCTGGGTATCTTGGGAATGAAAGCAAAACAACTTTGCCAAGGTCTGGGAAACGAGAGTCTACTGATCCACGGAAAGCCTTGTAGATATTCTCAGCAGTTTTTCCTTGTTCGTTACCTGTTCCAACTTCAGATGCAAATCCAGAGATCTCATCAAGAACTGCAAGAAGAAGGTTTAACCCCTCATGGGATTCTCTTTCTGAGTGTCCAGAGTAAACAGTTATAGACTTATCAAACTCAACTGAGTCTGCTTTTGCATAATACTTTCCAGCAAACCATGGGGATTTTTCAATCTTTGATTTAAAACCTTTAAAGAAAACATTCTTAGCCTGCTGTGCGTTAATAGCCACATTGATTAAGTCAATGGCATCTCCTGACGGCTTACCAAAATACTTTGCTGGGTCTTTTAAACATAATAGTTTATATACAATATATGCACACGATACTGTAGATACAAAGTCTTTACCAGATCCCTTGCCAAGTTGCAGAATAATCTCATTCTTAGTATATTTATCAAAGTATCTTATGCCTTCTTCTTCTCCCATTATATCAATGAGATCTTCTTTGCGATATATCTGACTCATTGCTTCTACAATATCGTACTGAATATCAGAAAGTGGAGGCTGACCTAAGTATTTTTCGCCCTCAACAAATGTTCTTGCATTTACAGGTGTCTCTTGAAAATGGTTATCTTTAAGCACTTCAAGAAAATCATTGAATGTCGTGGACAACCGTAATCACCTCGTTGTCTTTTGCAAACGAAGAAAGTCTACGCATTATCTCATCACGAACCTGTGGATACTCAGATGCAATATCTTTTAATATTAAAACAAGAACCTCTTGGCGTCGCTCAATCTCCATCATTTCTTCTGCAAGTTCTTTGTTCTCAAGAAGACCAGCCTTTTGTAGCATATCAATACGCTTAGACTCAATATCCATTACAAGTTTAATTGCAGCAGTCTTTGCGCTAAGGTTATTAGTCATGGATGCTTCATCAATAACTTCGTATGTACGAGAAACCAACTTACTGTAATGTGTGTCTGCAGCAGCAAGTGCCTCTTTAGCACGGGCACGAATAGCATCATTAGCAGATGCCATGACTTTCCATTCGTTAATTAATGTCACAACTCTTTGTCTTGGTATTGCAAGTTGTTTTGATATTACAGTTGGGTCATTGCCTTTTAGGTATTCTTCTACAACTTGATTTACTTGATCAAGGTGCTTAACTAGATCTTCTTCAGTTGACATGTTTTAACTCCCTTGCTATTTTTAATAGTATAAGATAGCCAATCAAATCGTCAATATCATTGTCACCAATGAATGATCCACCTCTAGTAATTCTAGACAGTTTGTCATCAATTCGAACATGTAACTGTTCAATGTTATCAGAAATAGAAAAAATACGAACTGGGTTTAGTGCTGAGTCTCCGTAGGATTTATTTTTTGTAATAAGCATGTCCTTAATCTCATCACAAACTTGACCAATGGTGAACTGTGTCTCAGAACTCATCATCTATCTCCTCTTCTAGATCCCAATCAAATACTTCTGGAATTCCTTTTAGCGCAGCAAACGCAAAAGCAAAACCAACAGTACCTGCTATAGCAAGTGCTATAAATGCTTTTTCAACTTTACTCATCGTCTTGATTTCCTTAATCCAAATTTAGCAAGGTATACATAGATAGTTTCCAATGAACACCCACACTCCTTTGCAATTTCCTCTGGCGTCTTTTTATCCATAAGGTAACGCTTACGCATAAAAGTTTCACTTGTATATAGTTTAGCAGCCATAATATTATTTGTCAACTCCAATTGCTTTCCCCCAGTTTTTTACAGCCCAATGACCAATGCCACAAGCATCTGCAACATCGTTATCAGTAATAGTTCTATCATAGATTGTATTAATAAATTTTATTGTTCTTTCTTTACGTAGATTTCTTTCGTAAGCCTTATACCAAGAAATAGATTTTGCTGGGTGTTGATACCTTATAACAACCTGCTCATCTTTTGATATTTTTTTATTACCTATATAGTTTTGCCAAGTGATTGGTGAAACCGTTCCGATTACTTTAGTTCCAGATTGCCCTGCTGCGCCAAGAATTGCTCCTTGAACTAAAGCAAGGTCGGCAGCCGTTTTTGGACTATTCATAAACACTGTATGCTCAATAATAATTGCTTCAAACCCACCATAGTAATCAAAGAATGCTTTTATTTTTTTACCTGCATCCATAACTTTTTCATAGGTATTGTTTCCTTCAAAATTAATTTTACCAACAACACCAAGATCTTCACCATTAAACAAAGAAAATGCCATGCTGTTAGTACTGGCATCAATAGCGCAAATTGTATGTGGCTTAACCTCTAGCCCCCACTTATTTTTTACCATTTGTTTTTCCTTTTATCTGTTTAATTGCTTTGATAACTGCATCAGGATTTATACTGCAAGATGAACAAACTAAGTCATCATTGTATATAGAAAGTGGAGTTAAACATGACTTGCAAAGTCTTGTTTTTCCCTTTCTTTTTTGCCTTTTTGATTGCACATATCTTATTGCAATTTTTTCTTTTGTTGCGATATCTCTACAGTGTGGAGAGCAATATATCTGATAAGATACAGTGGGCTCAAACTGATTGTCGCAGCATTTACAATTGTTCACCGAGAATCTCCAAGGGTGCTATTTTTAACACGCCTGGACCTGCAGACTCACATGCTTTTTTAATTGGGCATGACTTGCATATCTTGGAGTTTGATCTATAGTTTTTGTTTGGCAGGGTTCTGTCTTCCCATGTCTTGCGAACTAATCTCATCCAATCAAATGCCTGGTCTACCCACCGACGGTAATGATCGTTTACATCTACAGGGATCAAAAGGAGTTCATGATTATTTTTATTTTCATAAATCATTACACCAACTGGTCTCTTTAAGATTTTCATATAGATAAGTAACTGCATTAGGTGACCATTCTTGGCCTTACCAGATGCCTTTCTATACTCGAATCCTTCGTTCATCATTGTTTTAATTTCACCAATGAGTTCTTGGCCTTGCCAATCAAACATAACATCGCCATATCCAAAGATAGGGGGATCTTGATTTATAATTTTAAACTCTGTAGTGGCTTCGTTATTCTCATCACGATAAACTTTTACCATTCCAGCGTTCAACATTGCATTTTGAATTCGTGCATGTGATAGTGTTCCTGCAGTCATGTTGGCTGCACCATAAGCATCTGCGTTGTCTTCAAACATCTGACCGTCAAAAGCAAGATACCAATATCTAGCACATTCTCCGTGCCCGTAAGCAATAGTTGATGGAGCAAAAGTCTTTTTTGTTGTATGCTTATCTACACGAGTAATCGTATAGCCTTCTTTAATCTTTGCCTCAAGCCCTGCTATATCTATAGGATGAATTGGCTTTTCTTCTGGCTTTATCATTACCGTATGCAATAAATTTTTTGTCATCATTTCTCGTTTCTATTAGTATAAGTATAGCAGATTATCGGGTTATGTACTTTAGTGCAGACACCAAGTTATTTAACGACTCTGCTGCCGTATAATAAAGATTCTTTTTGCCGCGATCTGATTTGTCAACATTAGCCATCCATGTTGCCTTAAATGCCATCTTTGCTGCTATTGCTTGAAGTCTTACAATCTCTATATGTGCTACATTTAAAGGAATGTCTGGCTTAATAATTATCTTAGCAATAAATGTTAAAGCAGTAGTCAACTCCTCATCTTGCATGTAGTCTGCAATCTCTGCCAAACCATTTACCATATCTATAGTTGTTTGTTGTTGTTCCATTATTCCTCCACTAGATCTTCTAATATACTCATCTCAATTATAGCAAGTCTTACTTTAGAGTTACCCTCGCCCATTACGACTACTATGGCTGGGTCCTTTCCGTTCTTCATGGCATCGGTAGTAGCCTTTGCCCAAACCTCTTTATTTAATGTAAAAGATTTTCCGACCTCTTTAAAGTCTACAACAAAGTTTTTCCAAGATGCATCTCCTTTTTGAGTATTACGTCCAGAGTTCTTGTGCTGTTTAGCACCTATCCTCTTGGACTCACTCTTCTCTGTCATTGCCTTTGTATTTCTGCTTGCCAAACTTAACTGTACTAAGATGTTTATTTGGACACATCCATGTTGCTGTTTTTGTTTCTGGGTATAGCCTTAGAGATCTAACATCATTTTTGCATTCATGACAAATAAACTTTCCATTGTAAACAGTAAAGTTAGCCACTGAGTTTTGCCTTGATTGATTCTTGCAAATCAAGATCCTCTCTTACACGATTAACAAATGCCTCTTTGCCTTGGACTTTTGATCCATCAGGAAGAATGTACCATGCACCTGTACGCTCTACGATACCATTTAATTCAGCAGTAGTAACAAGATCACCGATGGTGTCAAGACCAATATTATTACCTCTAAAATAAAAATCATACTCGCCAGATTGAAACCCTGGGGAGGTTTTTGAGAACTGGAGTTCCCATTTAATAGTTCTACCAATTTTTTCTTCAATTAATTTGTCTCCTACCTTAATCTTTCCTTTAATCGCTTGATTGTCTGACTCGGAACTAAATAACTTAACAATGCAAGAAGAATAAAACTTAGTAGCCTGACCACCAGAAGGCTGCTGGCTAGTATACATAGCGTTAATATTATTGCGAGACTGGGAAATAAGAACAAGAAGAGTAGGCTTAACCTTGTTGTTAGCATAATTAAGCATTTTCCATGCGTTACTAAAGTCACGAGATTCTGCCCCAATCTGCTTTGTATTTTCTAATGCCTTCATCTCATCTGTATCTTTTTCAAAATAGATTGCTGGAAGCATTGATGTAATAGAGTCTACCACGATTAAGTCAACACCAGCGTTCATTAATCCAACACCTACATCTACCATGTCACTAATAGTTCTTGCTTGTGAGTAGATTAATTTTTCTGGATCTACCCCAAGAGTTCTAGCCCACTCTTCTGAGTATGACATTTCTGAATCAATCCACGCACATAATTTTCCTTCTGCCTGTGCTAAAGCAATCATCTGAAGGCACATAGAGGACTTTGCAGAAGACTTAGACCCCCAAATAAGAACTTGTCTACCATATGGCAAACCTCCTCCTAGAGCACGGTTTAAACCATAACTTGGTGTTGGCTGATACTCATAACTAATACCAACCCCACTGCCTAATCTCTTTCTTAACTTAGGATCAAGTTGTGCTAAAGCCTCTTCTATACTAACCGACATGTACATCCTCCAATGTTACTGTTCCGTCTTTTGTCTTTCCAAAATCAAACTTATAAGATTTTCCTTCTTCAATGTGCATGTATGCTTTTGCAAATGATGTAGGGAAAACTGTAATAGAATGCAAGTCTCTGCTTGTATCTGCAAGTGTCAGAGATGCCATTTTTTTTCCTGTCTTTGTAATTCTTGGTTTAAAAGAAACTACAAACATTTCATCATCTTTATATGGTAACTGCTTGTAACTTAAGAACTTTACAAGTGCGTGAGATGATTCTTTTATTTCATCTGAAGGTATGAAAGAAACAATCCTGTTGTCATTACACAAAAGCAGATAAGAACGACCTGTCTCAATAATCGTATTTTCATCGTCAAATATACCGACACTGCCAGTTTTGTCCAAAACTTCAACTCGTGACCATCCTGTTCCTCGCTTAATTGATTTTACCATACCCATAAAAATGTATGATCCTTTTTCTTCAAAGTCAACAATGTCCTGAATAAATGCATAGTAATGAGAAGGAATAGTAATATTAAACTCTGGAAGGTTTAAGTATTCATATAGGTTCTCTTTAATCTCCTGATCATTTCTAGGATTATCATTAAAGGTTGCTGCGCCTATTGCTCTTAGTGCTTGGAGTGCACGACTGTTTACTCCATTTCCTTTGGTAAATGTAAATTCCTCAAGTTCTTTGTACGAATTGAATGGTCGTGCAGATATGTATCTTTCACCAATTTTGTCAGATATGAACTTGATAGCACTGAGTCCAAACCGAATGCCTTTACCCTCAATCTTAAAATCAATATCCGAATCGTTAATGTGAGGTAACTTAACGCTAATGCCCATTCTTTTTGCTTCAATAAGGTATTCAGTTCTTGCATCTTTGTCCTTTTCATTTTTTAGCACTGAGTACATAAACTCAAGTGGGTAATAATACTTTAGCCATGCTGTCCAATAGGATAGCGTTGAGTATGCTACTGCGTGAGACTTGTTAAATGAGTACCCTGCGTGAGCCTCAAAGTCATGCCATAAATCACGAGCAAGGTTAGGAGAGATAAACTTTGATGCACCCTCTACGAACTTCTCTTTAAACTGATCAAATTCTTTAGCATCTTTTTTCTTTCCAATGATCTTTCTAACTTTATCTGCTTCCGACATGGACATACCGCCAAGGTGTACGCATGCTTGCATAACTTGTTCTTGGTAAAGAATACAACCATAAGTGTCCTCCGTAAATTCTTTTAATACTTGGTGTGTATAAGATATATTTTGACGACCATGCTTACGATCAACATAGTCTTTTCCAATAGTATTCATTGCACCTGGACGAACAAGAGCATTAGACGCTGCTAGTTCATTTAGGTTCTTAACTCCCATCTTAACAAGAAGGTTTGTGTATGGTGCTGCTTCACATTGGAAGACTCCTTTTGTGTATCCATCAGAAAGCATCTGATAAACATTTGCATCGTCCATCTTAATCTTAAGAAGGTCAATCTTTTTTCCATCTCGCTCTTTAATTATGTCAATTGTATTTTTAAGAACAGACAAAGTTTTAAGACCTAAAGCATCAATTTTAATTAAACCAATTCTTTCAGCCTCTTCCATATCAACACCAACTACAGGAATTCTTTCATCAGAACCAGTAGACGATCTTGTTTCAAGTGGTGCGTATCTAAAGATTGGCTCTTTGCTTGTTACTACGCCTGCTGCGTGAATACCTGTACCACGAATGCGACCACGAAGTTGTTCTCCATAGACTTCTACTTCTGGATACTTTTGACGAAATTCATATGTTGATTTTGATGTGCAGAAATCATCCCAGGAGTCTACAGTTTTTAAAACCTTATTAACATCTGATAAAGGAATATTTAATACTCGTGAAACATCTCTAACAATTCCCTTGCCAGTAAACTCAAGGAAGGTAGCAATAGATGCAACATGTCGATACTGTCTAACAAGATAGTCTTTAACTTCTTCACGACGAGTATCCTGAATATCTGTATCAATATCTGGGAAGTCATTACGTTCTGGATTAATAAAACGGAAAAACAAAAGATTGTGCTCAATAGGATCAATGTCTGTAATCTTTAATGCATAACAGACAAGAGAACCAGCAGAAGAACCACGACCTGGGCCAACCATAATCTCTTCCTTCTTTGCCCAGTTGATCATGTTACTTACAACAAGGAAATATGGAGCAAACTTTTTATCCTTAATAATCTTTAACTCTTCTTCAAGTCTGTCAAGATACTCTTGGTTTTCTGACAAACCTCTTTCTACCAAACCTTCTAATGCAGCCTTTGCAAGTTCTTTATCAGGACCCTTGTACTGTACTGGTAGCAAGTCTAATCCTTCTTGAATTCCATAGTCTCCTACTGTCTCTGCTAATAGGATTGTGTTTGAGTATATGTCAGGTCTATCAATCCCCTGCGATTCCATCGCTGCTTTAATCTCTTCATATGAGAGCAGGTGAATATCAAACTTATTAAATGTAATCTGACGGTCTTCGCCATAAAGATAGTCAAGGCGTTCCATCATGCTGCCTTTTTTCTTTGACTTCTCATATGTTGCATCTTTTACAAACTTACCGTGTGTGTTCATAAGCAACTTAAACTCTTGCACTTCTTTTTGTGATGGATCAACATGGTGGCAGTCTGGTGTTACAACAACCTTGATTCCAAACTCATCTGCAAGTTCAATTAAATATTTGTTAATCTGTGCATCATTGTGAGGCATGACTTCAATATAGTAGTCATCTTTAAAGCGTTCCTTGAACCAAGATATATACTTCTTGGCAAGAGCAAACTCTTCTTCTTCTAATGCTTTTACAAGCACACTACTTGGACAAGCAGAAGTAACAATAATTCCTTCTTTATACTTTTCCAAAATAGTAAAATCAAATCTTGGCTTCTTAAAGAAACCATCTGTCCAAGATAGTTCACTAATCTTGTTAAGGTTTTCTAAACCAATTTGATTCTTGGCTAGAAGGATAATGTGGTTGTAGACAAGATCTTGCTGACCTTCTCTTTCAGACTTATCTCTTGTATCAGATATGTCTGCACACATGTATCCTTCTAGACCTAGAATTGGCTTAATGCCATTTGCTTTTGCAATACGGTGCAGTTCCCTATGCCCAGATAAAGTACCGTGGTCAGTGATGGCAATTGCTGGCATCCCTAACTCAACTGCACGGTTCACGTATTCTTCTGGAGTAGCAATCCCATCAAATAAACTAAAATGGGTATGGACATGTAAGCCTACGTAATTCATATTACCAATCTGCGTTGGTAGATGAAGTTACAGATGGACCATCAAAGCCCAAATAGTATGCTTCTTGCTCTGCATAAGGAATCTTCTTAAGTGCTGACTCAAGAGGATAAGGTTCAACTGTTCCCCATGCAAATGGTTCCTTATCTGGTGCTGCTGGAATAAGTGTGTAATTAGTTTCAGTTCCCTGACCATTACGCTTTAACTTCCATAGTACGTTTGAGATGCTTCCTGTTTCAAGAGCATACTCACGAATTGTGTTGAATGATGATTGCTTGCTGATGCCCATTGACCAGATTGCAACATATGGTGCTTCAATTCCATCATCAACTAATACGTTGCAATAGAAACGAAGGCGACCACGCCAACCTGCTTTTGGATCTTTACGATGCATTTCTTCTGCCCAGTCACGGCCTTCAGATTCCAATGTGTCTACAGCCTTACGCTTGTAGTCCTTTGGATTTACGTGTTCTTTAACAACAAGTGCTAGTCCACGACCTTCATTATAGTTTGCTGAGTCTTCATCAAGTTCTTCGATAAATCGAATCTTAACTGATTGTCCGTCAGCGAGTTTTAGCCATTTTAACTTTGGCCCGTCGTTTTCATACTTTGGCTTGTCGAGCAGGGCATTAATGTTCTTGAGTCCCTTTACTACGCTCATATATTTCTCCTTTGTTTGTTATATTAGTTTAGCATAAGAGATATTGATTTGTCAAACTGGAACTCTAAATTCTTAAGTTCTTCGTCGGACATATCTCCAATATCTTTATACTGATTGTTTAGTTTAATAACAGAAACACGAGTAGAAAGTTTTTCAACTATCCTATCTTTCATGTTTCCTCCTGCCTCATCGTTATCGGCAATAACAATAATGTTATTGAAATACTTTTGAAGCAATTCTGTTTGTATGTTTGATACGTTTGCACCCAAGGTTGCAACGGCTGGAAGACCTACTTGGTCAAGCCTTATTGCATCAAATGATGACTCCACTACATACACTCTATCAGACTTTTTTACTCTATGCAAGTTAAATAATGTTTTACTTTTTGGAAGTCCTGGAGTATTCTTAAAATCTTTTCCTTCAATAGATCTGCCAACAAATCCAATTGGAATCCCATCTGGGCTATGGACTGGAACGGTAACCATATCTTGCTTATCAGAATAGCCAAGTGAAAACTTTGCCCAGGACTGCATCTCTATGTGTCTTGATTTAAAATAATTTTTTGGTCTATCTAATAAAACTAAATTGTTATAAAGTCTTTTTAATATATCTATGTCAAATTGTTTAAACTCTTCTTCAACTATTAGGCTTTTATTTATGTCATCAACAAGATTACTTAATTTTTCTTTTGATTTAATATATCTTGCTGATTCAAAATAGGTTCTTCCAGAAGTGTGCATTATTAGTTCAAGAAGGTCTGCTGTTTTCTGACAAGAAAAACAAAAGAATAAACCGTTTGATTTATGTACTTCTCCTGCTGGGGTTCTGTGGTTGTTGTGAAATGGACAAAAGACTATATAGTTATCTGATAAATCAGACTCAATATCTATACCCGATCCTGTAAGGACTCTTTTAACTTGGTCTGCGGTATAAAGATTGGATTCGTTCCGTCTATTCCTGCTATCCATTCGCTTTTCCTTTTCCCTGCGTAAACTGCCTGTATTGATAATTCAAATTCGTAAAAGTTCTTTTTATCATTATATCGTATAGTGAAGTCTGGGTCAAGGTCAAGCCTTGGCACATACCCGCTTAGTTTCATTTCTGAGACTAATAATCTTACATATTCTATTTTAAGTCTACCAATCATAGAGTCGTCATGAATTACTCCATCAAGATAAAACTTTTTTATAGGTTTATGATGATAGAACGTAGGTGGTAAAGACTCCATGTTTTCTGACATATCATATTATAACTACTTATCTTCAAAATCTTTATATCGATAGTATCCCTTGTCAAAATCACATTGAACTAGGAAATCTCCCATAAACCCATTACGGTTTTTTCTAAAGGCGCATTCAATGATATCGCTATTAGTCCCACGGCCAAGAGCAAGCACCCAGTCTGCATCGTAAGCAATCTGTCTAGACCATGCAGTTTGACCAAGTGTCGGGACTGAAGATAGATCATTAACATCATCTGGTGTAGCAGAAGAAATAGCAATAATAGGAACTTCTTCTCCAATAGCCATTAGTTTGAGTTCTCTTGAAAGGTTCTTCATTCGTACCGTTTCATTATCTGACTTCTGATTAGGAGCCATTAACTGAAGGTAGTCAACGATTACAAAGTCTGGTTTGTATTGATCAATCTTTCCACGAAGAACGGAGGGGTTAATTTCCCCACCCTGGTCATTTGATATGATGTGAAATTCTGGCTTGCCTTTAAGATTTTTTTCATGCCATTCTTTTAGCATGTCCATCTCAACTTCGCCATTACTTAATTTTCTATGAGACCAACGACCTTCACCCATAATTGTAAATACACGATTACGAACTTCTGTCTCAGACATTTCAAGACTAATGACTAGAGGGCTTTTCCCCTGCTTCCATGCTTGAACTGCAAAGTATAATGCTAACCAAGATTTTCCAATACCTGGATATGCTAAAAACACTCCAAGTTGGCCAGGCATAATTCCTGAAGGAAGGTAGTTATCAAACCCTGGCAGTCCAGTCTTAATACCAACATGACCAAGAAGTTGTTGCTTTTTTAGATTTTCAAAGTAAGCAACGGCAGACTCAAGATCCGTAACATCAATATCACGAATTGCAGATGTATTCTTTTTTAATTCTGATGTCTTTGTAATTAAATCATTTAATGCAACAACGCCCTGATTATTTTGAACATTTGTTGCTGCTGACCTTAGAATATCTTTTAGGCTATCATTTAAATACTCACCCTGAAGTTCTTCAAGGTGGTGCTTTGTTGCTCCTACGCTTGCTACTGGTTCAAAGTCTCTAAACTTTTCTGTAACTAATTCTGCTGGAGGCAAGGATGCATTAGCCTCAAAATATAAACGAATAAACTCCCAAATATCTCCATGGGTTCTTAATAAGTTATCAACATTGGCTTGAAGAAGAACATGCATCTGCTTATCTTTAAGCACTGCTGTAATAAGTTTTGACTCTGTATTATTCACTTAGCCACTCCTTTGCCATTCTTCTACGCTCTGCTCTTTCTAAACTGTCTTTTATATTATCTTTTTGTGCCTTTAATATTTTTTCTGCGTTATATGCAAAGTAGTTCCAAGAGGGGTTCTCTGCAACTGAAAAGTAATACTCAAGTATATCGTAACACCCTGGTAGTGTGTATGATTCAACAAGAGCATCGGAGGCCCACTGTTCTACATTTAAGTTAAGGGATGGCTTAGATTCGTACCTTGCGGTATGATACTTACTGTATCTTGAAAGCAAAGCCATACGGTCTTTGCGTTCTACCATTATGCTTCGGCAGCCTCTTCTTGTGCTTCCCTAATTTTGTCTGTAAGTTTATCTTCAACAAACTTGTAAACACGCTCAAAAGCCTGATCAACAGTCTCTCCACTCTTGCGAGAATCTGAAACGCCAAGATCAAGTCTTAGTGATTGAAAGTTGCCAAGGTTAAGTGTGTACCCAAGTGTAACGGATACCTTTGTCTCTTCGTTTTCCATTTTATACCCTTCGTTAAATAGATTCATTCCACACTGGAATAAATCGTCCATCTTTAGTTCTCGTATATGTAAGTATACCGTCTCCTATGCGCCTTGTCAACTCTTGGCTTGTAGGAGTCATGTTATTTGTTATTAATTTGTCTTTTCTTAATTGTACTTAAATGTATCAAATTCCCAGGCCCACTCATGTGCAATATCTTGCATCTGCTTTTCTGAAAACACATCTTTTGGAGTTATTTCTTTTGGCCTATGATTTTTTTGATATACATTTAAATCTAAATGCAATCCTTTGGGCTCTAAAATTTGATTAATACCTGGCTCAATGCCATCTTCATATTTAATAACATTTTTAACCTGAATAGTGCCATCCTTTGAGTATAAATCTTTTGTGCTTTTTAACCACCCACGCCAATCTTTTCTTAAAGTGTTTTCAAAATATTTATTTACAAAGTCAGGTCTATCTCCAGATAAATAGTTTTGCATATTACCTGTATACTCTATCTGCAAAAAGAAATCTGATAAGACTGTATCGTATGGATTTCTGACTACAACGCATGAATCTACTTCAGATAAATTTTCAATTAGTGCTTCTAATTCTGAATATGGGATATGATTAAAAAATTTTTCATGATTTCTTGGACTATGTCTTTCATCTATTGGATATACTGGTGTTACAGCAGCATCTTTATCCATTATTTGAGATAAACAAATTTCAGTTGAAGACCCTCCAACTTTTTTGTTTTTTAAATATAAAAAATTATATTTTTTTGAATATATCATTTAATGCGTCCAGTTTCGTTTTTCATTACCACACCCATTTCTAAATTATATAGACTCATTCCATACTGGAATAAATCGTCCATCTTCAGTTTTCCTATAAGTAAGTATACCATCGCCCATTCTTCGTGTCAACTCTTGTTTGCTAGGCGTAATATCATTAGTAATTAATTTATCTTTTCTTGGTCGACCAATATGATATGAAGCAAGTATATCACGTATCTCTTTTACTTGCGATTCTGAATAATATGATCTTACCTGAAACCCTCTTGCTCCACCTTTTTGAGATCCCGTTGGAAATGGAATGACTCCTCGTTTCATTAGTGATGGCATATATTTTTTATGACGATTAACTAAATCAGCAGTCTGACCTACCGTGTATGCTCGCTCTCTTTTATTTCTAAAATCATTAATTAAACAACTTTCAATTTGATCTTTGTTTATATTATAAACAGACATTATTCCATTAGAGTGATTGTAGTGATGTATTCTAACTAGGTCTCCATTAAGAAACCAAACTTTTTTGTTACCTGGTATTACAGGTGACTCATTGTACTTTTCGCTCTCAATAGTTCCCTTTTTAGTAACCATTGTCCCTCCAAAGTGTGGCTAGGTGGATGAAAAAATACTCTTACTCCGCAAGTCATACAATATACTTCTAGATGGTTAATCTCAGTATATTGCCTATCTATGAACATTCTTCCCTTACATTTTTTGCATGACATCATTAATTTGGTATTCCAATAATTATTAGATTAATACCAATACTTGTGTCGCCTCCAGCATTAAATTTAACTGTACCCTCAACTTTAGAAGTTGAGACACTTTTTAATGTAACTGTAACATCTTTACCAGCATCAGTATTTCCAACGTTAACTGGTGTTGCTGTTACCACTGGTGCAAACTTAAACTCGCTTGAAAAATCATAAGAAAATGGCTGAGAAGATCCAGCAGTCTGTGTTGCGCTTGTTGTAACTTGAACATACCCACCAATGATTCTTGCCTCAGATGCTTTTACGCTTTGTTTTCCAGCGTTAGGCGTGTCTATGGTTACATATTTATATGCTGATGGTGATACCTGAACAGAGAGATCATTAATAGCCTTAACAATCTGATAGATATATGTTACATCTAGTGGTTGACCTCGCTCTGGTACGGGTAATATTGCCATACTATAATTATACCAGACTTACGATTCCAGAGTCATAGACTTCTAAGTTTTCTGTAAGTGCTGGATTAATAGATGATATTTGAACTATAGCCCTTACTGACTGTGTTCCTGTTTTTAAAAATGAATAGTTTTGTGATCCAGATGTTCCTAGATAAGACGGAGTTGCTCCATCAAACCCTACAAAGATATCATAGGTTATTTGTATTGAAACTTCTCCTACTGCCCAATTTAGAAAAATTGTATTACCAATAATATTAAGATCTCCTGGGCCAGTAACAACAGCCTCAGAACCAAGAATAAATATTTTTGAATATGCTGACTTTCTGTTTTTATCTTCTGCTATTAATCTAAATCTTAAAACTCTTGAATTAGACGATGTTACTTTTCCAAGTAAATCTTTTTTAATAATAACATTTTTTATTCCTTTGTCTGCCATTATCCAACATCCAAGGCAAATCTAAACTCAATATAGTTTGTTGTGTTTGCTGATTTTATAATTGGTTTTGCACCTACACTTTTAATTACAGAGTATCCAGTAAGTCCATACAAAGAATTTGTAGAAGTAATATTTTCAAGTCTTAGCCCATCTAAACAAACATAAAATAAGTCAGAAGGCAATCCAGCCTCTGTTACGCAAGCATAAATTTTTGCTACAGTAACTTCTCTCCAGTCAAAGTTATCTGTTTTGTTTAAATCTTTAAGTGCTTTTGTAGCAACAAC